GCATTAGTAAATTTACAACAATACGCTAATACGCTAACTAAAATGATTGAAATGGCTGGATTTCAAGATTCTCAAAGTTTTATTAACAATCAAGTACCACCGTTGCCACCACAACCCCCAGCAGGGCCATCGGCTGAAGAAATGTTGGCTCAAGCAGAAATGCAAAAAGCTCAAGTCTCAGCTCAAAAAGCTATGATTGATGCGGAAACTGATCGTATGAAAATTATTATGGATGATGACCGTGATCGTGACATTGAAGAAGCTCAAATTCGTTTGAAGTCTGCGGAACTTCGAGCCAAATATGGTACGCAAGTAGATATTGCTGAAATTAATGCGATTATGGAAAGAGATCGTGAATTGATTCGTGAAGCAGCAAAAATAAATGCGCAAGGATTATTTAAAAATGACGAACCCATGTCTTAAACTCTATGATTTAGAGGTATTAGCAGATGATAGGGTATATATGGGATTTGATATTAGAGCCAAGTCGTTAGAAGAAGCTTTAGATATTATGAGTTTAGTTTACGATACCGAAATTAGTTTAGACTCAGAGATAATTCATTGTGAAGAAAAGGCTATCCACTGATGCAAGATCCAAGATTAAAAAGAGCAGGTGTGTCTGGGTATAACAAACCCAAACGTACTCCTAATCATAAAACCAAATCTCATATAGTGGTTGCAAAAGAAGGCAATAAAATTAAAACCATTCGTTTTGGTCAACAAGGCAAAACAGGTGATAAAACCATGACTAAAAGAGCTAAATCATTTAAAGCTCGTCATGCAAAAAATATTGCTAAAGGTAAAATGTCTGCTGCTTTTTGGGCAAATAAAGTAAAATGGTAAAACCTCAACAACAACAAATAAAAAGATTAAAGACTAAAGAACTTAAAAAAATAAAAGAACAACAAAAATTAAGAAAACATAATCAACTTAAAAAACATGAAACGCAAATTCCCCAAAGTAGCTAAAACCAAAGGTGGTGTACCTAAGAAATATGTCAAAGGTGCTAAAAATCCTAGTGCTAGAGAGAAAGAAATTAAAAGAACTGCTAAACTATATAGGCAGGGCAAACTAACCCCAGCAATGATGAATAAAATTTCTAAATTAAGGAGTAAAAGTGGCAGGAAGTAAACAAGCAGTTATTGATAAATACGCTAAGTCTAGTGGTATTTCCAAAGGCACTTTAAGTAAAGTTTATAAACGAGGGCTAGGAGCATATTATTCTTCTGGTTCTCGACCAGGCGTATCTGCTCATCAATGGGCCGCAGGTCGTGTGCGATCATTTGCTACTGGCAAAGGCGGTGCAAGAAAAGCAGATGCAGATTTATTAAGACCAAAACGTAAAAAGAGGTAGTTATGTATCATTCTAAAAAGAAAGCTAAAAAAACTAAAATAAAACCTAAAGCTAAAAAGAGGAAATAATTATGCCATTTAGTAAATATTCACCTAAACAAAAAAAATTAGCTCGAGTTGCTAAACCTCGTAATAAAATTACTGGTGCAGATTTTAAAAAACTAAGAGCTAAAAAGAAAAAGAAAAAATGAAAAAAAAAGTCAAAGCTCCTAAAGGTTATCACTTTATGAAGTCTGGTAAGACTTATAAGTTAATGAAACACACGGGTAGTTTTAAGGCTCACAAAGGAGCTAGTTTAACGGCTGAATTTGAAGTACAAAAAGTTCACAATGATTGATAAATTAATAGAACCTGCTTCAAATATTATTGGTAAGTTTGTTAAAGACAAAGACTTACAAGCCAAACTAGATCACGAACTCCAGACTTTATTTCATCAGGCCAATCTAGCCCAAATAGAAATATTAAAAGAAGATGCTAAGTCTAAGAATTGGTTTCAAAATTCTTGGCGGCCCTTCGTGGGTTGGACTTGTGGAGTAGCAATGGCGTACCATTTTATTATTCAACCGTTATTGCTGACCGTGTTAACTGCTACTGGTACACAAATTGATTTACCTGATTTTGATTTTGCACAACTTAGCACTATTTTAATGGCAATGCTTGGCATGAGTTCACTTAGAAGTTATGAAAAAAAACATGGAGTGCATGGTAAGTAACAATGTTTTCAAAAAAAACATTAGTTTGGTCAAACTATCCTAATTTTAAACCTGAAGAATTTTTATGTCGGCACACTGGTAAAGCTGGTATTCATTATAAACTTATGGAAAATTTACAAGCTTTACGCACAGACCTAGACTTTCCCTTTGTTATTACCTCTGGTTATCGTAGTCCAGAGCATCCTGTTGAAATAATTAAGCCTGAACCTGGAGTGCATAGTAAAGGTTTAGCAGTAGATATATTGTGTCAAAGGGAACAAGCGTATAAAATTATAACCAATGCTGGTAATTATGGATTTACGGGCATTGGGGTTAACCAAAAAGGTAACAATAGATTTATTCATTTAGATATTGCTACCGAGGTTGATGAAGAACAAAGACCGACTGTGTGGAGTTATTAAGTGCCTAGAGCAACAGTTTCAGAAATAGCAAATCAAATTGATACTCACGAAAAAGTATGTGGGGAGCGATGGAAAAATGCTTATGCACGTTTTGATAGAATTGAAGAAATGATAAAAACTAATAATATGCGTTTATGGTGGATTGCAGGTATTATTATTTCTTTATTAGTTTCGCTAGTAATTAGGTCCATGTTTTAATGTCCAGTCCTACCCAACAAGAAATTTTAAAAGCCAATGAAGCTGAACTTATTTTAAAAAGTGATGTTTTTAAAGAAGCTGTCCAAAACCTCAGAGCAGAATATATTTATAAATGGGAATCTGCTAACGATGAAAATGTAGATTTTCGTGAAAATTTACACAAAGCCATAAGAATTTTACCTGAAATAGAAAAACATCTCCGCATTATTGTAGAGAAAGGTAAGATAACCAAAACTCAAATAGAAAAACTTAGAGGTGTTTACAAAGCATAAACCCTTGAGCTTTATTGTTGTTTTGGTTTAAAATTAACACTTAATTATTAAGAGGTAATTAACAATGGCAACAACGGATAAACCGATTGCATTACAAACAAATATGCAAAAAACAGAACAAGCATTTAATGCGTTCTTGACTCCTGAAGAGGAAGTAACAATTGAAGCAGAAGATGTAGAGCCTGTTGAAGAAGCTGCTGAAGTAGTAGAAGAAGTTTCTGAAGAGCTAGAAATGGCTGAAGAAACTGAACCTGAAATTGAAGCAGCAGAAATAGAAGAGGATCTTGAAGAAGATTTAGAAGAGTCGCAAGAAGATCAAGTAGAAGTGGCGGAGGAAGAACAACCTCAACTTTACACTGTTAAACAAAATGGTATAGAGATTGAAGTTACCCTCGAAGAACTCCAAAACGGGTACAGTCGTCAGCAAGACTATACACGCAAGACTCAAGAATTGGCTAATCAACGCAAAGAAATTGAAAGCCAACAAGCAGAGTTGCAGCAAAAGGACGAACTTTATAAGGAATTATTGCCTAAACTTGAAACCTCATTGAAAGGTGAATTGGCAAATGAACCAGATTGGAACGCTATTTATGACGATGACCCAATTGCTTATGTTCGTGAAAAAGACATTTGGAACGATAAGAAAAAACAATTAGAAGCTACTCAAGCTGAACAGAAAAGACTTCAAGAAGAAGAAGTTTCTAAACAGCAACAACAAATTAAAGAATTTGTTGAATACGGTAATCAACAATTGTTAGAAAAAGTTCCTGAGTGGCAAGATTCAGCTAAAGCAAATGCTGAAAAAATAGCCATTAGGGATCACGCCATTAATGTCTTAGGATTCACGCCAGAAGAAATGGATCAAGTTTATGACTATCGCATTTTGTTAGGTTTAAGAAATTCTTTGTTGCATGAAAAAACTTTGAAAGCAACTAAGAAGAAACCAACACAAAAAGCACCAGCAAGAGTAGCTCGACCTGGCACAGTCAATCAAGTGAAGAAATCAACTCCTTTAAAACAGTCGAAACAAAAATTAGCTAAATCAGGCAAAGTGCAAGATGCGGCTAAAGTATTTGAACAAATAATTTAATTCTGGCGTAAGCCAGAGGAGTAATAAAATGGCTAAAGTCACAAATGCCTTTGATACTTATACTGCGACTGCTGATAGAGAACAATTAAGTGATGTTATTTACAACATCTCTCCTACAGCAACTCCAGTTATGAGTGCCATTGGTAAAAACAATGTAAAAAATGTGCAATTCGATTGGCAAACTGAAACCTTGCCAACTCCAAGTGCAACTGGAAAACTTGAAGGTTTTGAACTTTCAAGAGCAGCTTCAACTGCTACAACTAGGGTGAGCAATGTATGTATGATTAGCAGCAGAGATGCTACTGTCACTGGCTCACAAAATGCTTCTGATGCCGCAGGTAAAAGAAGTGAAATGGCGCACCAACTAGCTATTATGGCTAAAGCGTTGAAAAGAGACATGGAAGAAGCCTTGACTCAAAACAATGCGAAAAATGCTGGTAACGCTACAACTGCTAGACAAACAGGTGGTCTTGAAACTTGGATCACTACTAACAAGTCTATCGGTTCAGGTGGTGCTTACAGTGGTGGTGGTGCTTCTACTACTAACGGAACTCAGAGAGCAATCACTGAGACTCTAGTTAAAACTGTGCAACAAGCTTGTTTCACAAATGGAGCAGAACCTTCACTATTAGTAGTTGGGCCTCATGTCAAATCAGTTGTTTCTGGTTTTACTGGTAGAAGTTCAGCTAGACAGTTCGTAGATGCAAACACTATTGAAGCATCTGTATCTATCTACTCTGGTGATTTTGGAGAACTACAAGTAGTTCCTTCAAACAGAAGTAGAGCTAGAACTGCTTTACTATTAGATCCTGAGTACGCAAAAGTTTCTTATCTTAGAGATTTTGAAACTATTGACATCTCAACTATTGGTGATGCTGAGACTAAAATGTTAGTGGTTGAATACGGCCTTGAAGTGAGCAACGAAGCTGCTCATGGAGCTGTTTACGACTTATCAACATCATAAGTTTAATTAAGGGGGGTGAGTAATCACCCCTCTTTTTTAAGATGGCAAGACGTACTATCATAGATACTAAAACAAACTTTATTAGCGAGTTTGCTACTGAAGACGACAAGTTTGTTTATCACACACAACAAAACGTAGCGCCCGTGTTAGATCACGTTAAAAAAATAAAAGAATTAAATCCTGTGCCTGGCAAAGAAATGCGACACTGCGCAGAGATTCCTATGGTAATATATGAAAAAATGGTTCGAGAGGGTTGGGCGCAAGATAAAGCTAAAATGAAAAGATGGCTAAACGATCCTGAGAATAAAATGTTTAGAACATGGCAAGGTAAAGTATGACTTATACTGAATTAAAAACACAGATTGCAGATTTTTTAAATAGAAGTGATTTAACTTCTAAATTAGATTTTTTTATTGATGCAACCGAAGGTGAATTGAATAGAAGATTAAGAACCAAAGAGATGATTAAAAGAGCTACGGCAACTGCTGACAGTCAATATTTATCTGTACCTACCGATTGGTTAGAAGCTATAAATGTCGAAATAACTTCAGGTGATTTTACGCCATTGTTACAACAATCAATTGAATCATTGGATGTTTACAGAAAAGCTAATAACAATGTTTCTGGTCAACCAGTATTTTTTGCATTAGTTGATAATACAATGGAACTTGCACCTACACCTGACACCAGTTATACATTACAATTAACATATTACGGTTCGATAACAGCGTTGAGCAGTACCAATACTAGCAACTTTTTATCGACTGGACATCCAGACGTTTATTTATATGGATGTTTAAAACACGCTTCTATCTATCTTATGGAAGACGAGCGTGTATCAATGTTTTCTCAACTGTTTGAAAAAGCTTTAGAGGAAATGAGAATGGAGCAAGAACGAGCTGAATTTGGTAAAGGTTCGTTGATACCAAGAAGAAGAACTTATGGTAAGGCTCATAAAACAACTTATCATTTTAAAAGTTAGAGGTAAAAAATGGCGGGATTTAGTGATTATTTAGAAGACAAAGTTTTAAACCATGTTTTTGCTGGTAGTGCTTTTACAGCACCATCCACTTTGCACGTGGCTTTATACACTGTAGCTCCATCCGATACAGGTGGTGGCACAGAAGTTTCTGGCGGAGCTTATGCCAGACAAACAGGAACTTTTAGTGTTTCAGGTACTAATCCAACTACTGCTAGTAATACTGGCGCTATAGAATATCCTACTGCGACAGCAGGTTATGGTACAGTCGTAGCGGTTGGTATTTTAGATGCTTCATCTGGTGGTAATTTATTAGCGTATGCAAACTTAGACTCTTCTAAAGTTGTCAGCACAGGCGATGTATTTCGATTCAATACAGGCGACTTAGATATAACTCTGGCATAACATCATGGCCAGTATCGGCTACAACCAGGGTTACTATAGTAGATCCAAATATAACGATTTAGCGCATCAAGCGGAAGCTGCGATTAATGCGACCAGTAGTGTTTCTGGTATTTTAACTGGAGTTATTGTTGGGTCAGCAACTATCGCTGCTACCAGTGATTTAAATGTTATTGGTACACAAATTGATCGAGCCACTGCTACGATTCAAGCCGTTTCTGGAGTTAGCGCTGTTGGTCGTCAAATAGATCAGGCCCAAGCAACTATCGCTGCTACTGCTAGTGTCAACGCAGTTGGTACTTTCAAACATTTAGGTAATGCTACCGCTGCTGCTACCGCTACCGTTGTAGCGATTGGCGGAGTTATCTTTAAAATTGAATTAACCATTGCTCAAACAAGTGGCTTTAACGCTATTGGTGGTTTAAAATGGACAGACGATGTAGTAGCCGCAGATACTTGGACCGATCAAACCGTACCTGCTGATACCTGGACTCCACAAACTGCTGCTGCAACTACATGGACCGAATTAGATAAACAACAGGCAGCATAGTATGGCAGACACAAACACAACAAATTTAAACTTAATTAAGCCTGAGATTGGTGGTGCTGAAGACACTTGGGGTGTATCTATAAACTCAGATTTAGATGCACTTGATGCTATTTTTAGTGCTACTGGTACAGAGATAGATGTCAGATTCAATTCGGCAAACTTTGATGACAACAAAAAAGCCATCTTTGGTACAGGTAATGATTTACAGATTTACCACGATGCCACTAACTCTCATATTCTAAATGCTACTGGTGATTTATTTATAAAAAATGATGCTAATGATAAAGATATTATTTTTCAATCGGATGATGGCTCTGGCGGACTAACGACTTATTTTTATGTAGATGGAAGTGGTTCTAGAGTTATATTTGAGCAACACACAAGACACCTTGATAACTTTTATGCTGCCTTTGGTTCAGATGCAGATTTAAGAATTTTTCACGATGGTAGTAATAGTAAAATACAACAATCATCAGGTGCTACTGGTAATTTAATTATTGAAAATAGAGCTCCTGACTCAGATATAATTTTTGAAGGCTCTGATAATGGCAGTGAATTTGTAGCCCTTACTCTTGATATGTCTGCCTCTGGAGCAGCTACGTTTAACGACCAAATAACTCTTGGTGGTAATTTAGTTCACACAGGAAACTTCACTATAGATTCGGGCGGAGATATAACTTTAGATGCTGATGGTGCTGACATAAAACTATCTGATGGTAGCACAGAATTTGGTCGTTTTACCAAGAATGGTAATGACTTTGAATTGAGGTCAACAGTTACTAATGGTGATTTTAAAATTATAGGAGAAAGAACATCAGGCACAGTTAATGCTATGACCATAGATATGAGTGATGGTGGAGCAGTGTCATTTAATTCCAAAATTATATCTAATACTATACAACTAGAAGCTGGTTTTATATCTCAAACCTCTGGTGACTTAACTATAGATGTTGCTGGATATATCAAATTAGATTCAGATGGGGGATTTATTCTTTTTGAAGATGGTGGAACACAATTTGGTTACATAGAAAATAGTAGTACAGATTTAGTGCTTGGAGTTAACACACAAGACAAGGACATAATCTTTAAAGGCAATGATGGTGGTAGCACAATCAATGCTTTGAAACTTGATATGTCAAATAATGGTCGTGCTATATTTAATGCAGGTGCAGGTTTTTCAGATCATGTTTTTTTTAGTGACAATGCTAAAGCAGTGTTTGGTGGTGGAGACGATTTACAAATCTACCATGATGGTTCTGATTCTTATATACAAGATGCGGGTACAGGCGATCTAAAAATAAAAGCAACCACAATAAGATTTCTTTCTCAGAATGATGTAAACGAAACAATGATGACTGTCTTTGAAGAAGGAGCAGTCAACTTAATGCACAATGGAAGCACAAAATTTTCTACGACTTCAACAGGAATAAATGTCACAGGAACAGTTGTTGCCGATGGTTTGACTGTTGATTCTGGTACAACAAACACAGTTGCTACCTTTACCTCTACTGATGCTGGAGCAGGTGTACAACTAACTGATCCAACAGGCAGTTCAAAGTTAGAGACTTCTGGAGCTAATCTTAGAGTTAGTGTTGATGACGATGGAGCTGTAGCTAGTTCAGCAATACAGTTTAGGGTCGATGGTTCTACAAAAGCTACTATAGATAGTTCAGGGCGAGTTGGAATTGGTACAACATCAATGGGCGCACCTTTGCATATAACTAATGCAACTCCAGTAATAAGATTGACAGATAGTGATACTTCAAGATTTGCACAAATAGTTGCTACAGATGGTAATTTAAGATTTGATGCAGATAATAATGATGATCAATCATCTACTAATATTAGTTTTAGAACAGATGGCACAGAAAGAGCCAGAATAGATAGTTCAGGAAATGTTGGAATCGGCATTTCATCGCCTTCAGAAAAATTAGAAGTTGCAGGTAATATAAAAGTAGGTTCTGGTGGGATTGTAAATTCAGATACCTTTAACAATAGAGCCAATAGTGCAAATATTATTTATAGAAGTAGTAGTACAACTATAGTCGGTAATAATCCTAATGCTTTAGTAGTTGCTGATACTGGTAATGTTGGAATTGGAGTTACATCACCAGATTCTACTTTACATATAAAAACTTCTGTAGATAACAGTGTAGCTCAAGGATTAGTTATAGAAAGAAGTGCAAACACTGATAAAGGTTACATTAATTATAATGGTGGTGCTTTTCAAATAAGATCAACTGTAGGTGATCCA